CGCAATCGTGGGTGGTGATGACATGTTTATAGTATATTTCTTTCAAGGCGAATTTCATCTAATATCAATTGACAAATCCAAATACGACTCTACAGTGCCAGAAGACCAGCTCCGTGATGAAGCTGAGTTCTTCCGAACATTCTATCCTTGTGATTCAACTATTTCAAGATCTTTTGAAGAAAATTTCAAACCAGCCAAGATTTATAATCAATATATCAAAGCCACCGTCACACCCAGACGTTTTTCTGGATCAGATGACACCACCTTCTCCAATTCCTTCGCATGTGGCAGTTCCGGCTGGGACAGTCATACTAAAACTCAAACAGAAAATCACACAAATATTCATTCTTACATGGAATCATGGTCATCACACCAAACTCTCGATTATGGTTACGTCAACAAATTGGTCTCTTTCGATACTCTAGAAACTATCGCTAATTCTTCATACCTTTCTGCCCGTTTCATTCCTATATTGTACCACGGCCGACCGTCTTTTTCTCTAGTACCAACTTATAAATGTATTCAAAAACTCTTTTGGTCAATATCAGATAGAATCAATCCAAAAACTTATCCTCAATTTTTATATGATCTTACATATGGAGCATCCATCATTTTTAAAGGTGAACAAGTTATATATCCATTTTTAGTCGGCCTATTGCATAAAATTGAAAGCAAATTCAATATTCATTGTTCCAAAAATATTATTATGGATGATGCAATCAATTATTTTATTCGTGAAAATACTGAACACCTCTCAGACTATTCTTTTGTCCAAAATTCTCCTGAATTTGAAAATAACTTCCAAAAACGCTATAAAATCGACAGTTCATTAGTAGTAGCCACCTTTAAAGACTGTTTAGAAGATTCTAACATTGTCGCGCCATTCTTCTTACCCAAAATTATCAGACAGACAGACAATTCATAAATCTTCCATCATCCGTAAGAAAATACACATCCCTGTGTTTCTTAGTTTTCTCCTATTTAAACACCTATTTATCTCATGTTTCCTAGAAACTATTATCCCTCACCACGTGGAAGATCATCACGGCCTTACACAACACGCAACCCCATTACTTTCAATCCTTACGCCAATCGCTCCCCTTATCCCACTCGTACTCGTTTCATTCGTTCCTATAATCCTCGACCCCCTGCCAGAGTCCAACAAGTAACTCGACCCACTATTACCTATGTTCCACTACCCCAACGTAAACCACGTCCCCAACGAACCAAAGTTATCCGACAGGTCAATCCGCAAATGCAACAACCACTCAATGCCATTTCAACTTCTAACATTAACAATAAAGTCCAGACTACAGGCTTAGCAAAAGCTCTTCAAAATCTTGGACCAGACGCTAAAGACTACATCGAATGCGTCAGCAATCCTTTTGGTACCGATCTAGAACACCACGACCATCCCGATAGATTTGCAGAAACTCGAAAACCTCAACCAGGCTCACCCCCAAGTATCATGTACAACATCAAGGGCAACTGCTCAATCGCAGTTAGCGCCAACAATTCAATGATGGTGGGCATGTCCGCATTCAACAAAACCGATGGTCATCACATTTGGGAGGTGCACGGCCCAACACTCAGCGCAAGCCCTTCTTACTATATGCATCTCAGTACTGATGAAACTTTAGCTGATCTTTTTACAACTTGCGCACAATATCGTATCGTCTCTTGTGCCCTCCGAGTCAATTCAGTCGATGCCCCAAGTGCCACTTCCGGTATTCTTCGTGGTGGCTCAAAAGACACCACACTTGCCACCGACTTCAACGCAACCTTCGCCACTTGGGCCAATCTCACCAACAATCTCGAACCACAGACCTATTCAGGCCCACAAGGCTGTACTGCCCGTTTCTCCCCCGTCGGATATTCAGAAGACAACAACAAAGTCCTCTCAGACTACACCAATTTTGCCGCTTCTTTTTCCTCGCCAGACATTCAATACGCATTACCTAGAATTCACATTGTCAATACAAGTCTTTCTTCGGCCCGTTATCTGGTAGAGTGGATTATCCATGTCGAGGTCATACCACTCTCCTACCAATCATGTCCAATCACTTCGACTGCTATTCAATACTTTGGTGACTGGGATGCCGTACTTGCAATTCTCTCTAATGCAGATTTACTTCCCCTTGTCACTGACGGTCATTCTTTCCAATCATTCCTCAAAGCAGTTGGAGATTGGTTTAAAGGAGCCGTTTCTTGGGTTTCTAAACCCGATAATCTCATGAAAGTTGGTAAGGTAGCTTCCACTATCCTTCCTTTCGTCCTATAGCTAAATTCTCAATATCCTTCTAAAACAAAAATCCAATAAAAACTTAAAAAACCAAAATATAAACAATACCCTATTTCCTCCTATTTACAATCTCTATACGAACCTTCTTTCTATTTCCTTCTTAGAACATTTCACTCATTGTTAAATTCTTAATTTTATAACTTCCAAATCTTTCATATTGATAGCTCATAGCAACGACTAAGCACATCC